GTAAGTTTGTTATGAGTAATCCTAAAATAGTAAGTGTTCATGATGGGTCGTTAATACAAGTTTCGTTCCCTGACGGTTTAGAAAAACCTATATTCAGAATAGAAGGTTTAAACATTGATGGTGATGGTGAGAAGTACTCACACGTGGCATTCCTTAAGGCGTGTGCTAAGCTTTTAAACGATAAAGCTGAGAGCCTTGAGGTTGAGTTCGAGCAATATAGTGGTAATGTCACGCATCAGATCGATTAGCAATAGACTCGACCATTGCGGCGAGCGCTTAGAGTTGTTGCTAAAGCTTGCTTATGATTGCGGTGAATTTTCTTTAACTTCGAATTTACGAAAATGGATTAAAATCTTTTTAGGTGATTTATGAAACCACAATACAAAGACCAATTAACAGAATGGCGTCCTGATTATCCTATGCTATGGAACTCTATAAATAACGATCAAGTATTTGACGTTTACGGTATGGGAATGTCAACTTTCAATAGACGTAAAAACATCAGAGCATTTAAAAGAGCAACAAATGCAATAATTAAAGCAATGAAAGGAAGTTGGAAATGAATGTACTTAGTTTATTTGATGGCATGAGCTGTGGTCGCATAGCTTTGGAAAGAGCAGGAATTGAGGTAAACAAATATTACGCTAGCGAACTTGATAAGTACGCAATCAAAGTTACACAGGCAAATTGGCCTGAAACAATTCAGTTAGGTGATGTAACTAAGTGGCGAGAGTGGGATGTTGATTGGTCAAGCATTGATTTATTGATAGGTGGCTCACCATGCCAAGGGTTTAGTTTTGCTGGTAAACAATTGGCTTTTGATGACCCGCGTAGTAAATTGTTTTTTGTGTATGTTGATATTCTTAATCACATTAAATGGATTAGAAAAATAGCAGGTAAATCAGAATTAAAATTCATGCTAGAGAATGTCAAAATGAAAAAAGATTTTCTCAATGTGATTAGTGAAAAACTAGGTGTTCAACCTGTGTTTATAAATTCAGCATTGGTTAGCGCTCAAAACCGCCAGCGTTACTATTGGGCTAATTGGGATTTTGAGCAGCCAGAGGACAAAGGGATTACATGGGGTGATGTCCGAGAGCACGGTGTGAATGAATTTTACTATACAGAAAAAGCTATTCAATGGATGGCTAGACATAGCCAGAGAAAATCAAAAAACTTATCAATATGGGGTGATGATGAGAAAGCGCAAATGGTTGAAGCTAGCCACTATAAAAACTATTCTTCACAAAGGTTTTTCGGTGTTTGCGACCTTCCAGAAGATGAGCAGACTATAGCATCTATGAGAGGTCGAAGAATAAATCATGAAACTTTGAGTCGAGATGATTACAACAAGGAAATAAAACCAGAGCAATATATAGAATTTAAGTACGATGGTAAATCAAACTGCCTGAGCACAGTAGGTAAGGATAATGTAGTTGTACCATTTACCTTACCCAACAGAATCCCATTAGATTTGTTTTTCTTCCGCTACATAACACCTGTCGAGTGTGAGCGACTACAAACAGTACCAGATAATTACACTAATCACGTTAGCAATACACAACGTTACAAAATGCTCGGTAACGGTTGGACTGTTGATGTTATAACGCACATTTTCAAATCAATACAATAAGTAAAGCAATATCAAGCCCACATTAAAACGTGGTCTTTTTTATTTTTAGTTTTGTGGTAGTATTACATTTAAGTTTTATTAATTATTTTTAGGTGGTTTTATGGCTGGTGGAAGGCCTAGTGATTACACGATTTGGAAGGATAGAGCTATCTGTATGAGGCTTTCTTCTGGTGAGTCATTGCGCTCTATATGTAAGCGTAAATACTACCCTTCACGCTTTGCTGTAATACGCTGGTTGCAAGCTAACGAGGTGTTTCGCAACCATTACGCACAGGCAAGGGAAATGCAAGCTGAATATTTTATTGATGACATTATAGAAATTGCTGATAATTCAGATAATGACGAAATAGAAACTGAGCACGGAACTAAGTTTAATAGCGAATACGTTCAACGTTCAAGATTGCGTGTTGATACTAGAAAGTGGGCAATGGAAAGAATGGCACCTAAGAGGTATGGAGCCAAGCAGGAGATTGAGCATAGCGGGCATATGCATCAAATACAGCATAACGCAGAAGATTACAAAAAAGCGCAAGAGGCGTTAAAGTCTGATTTTAACGATTTAGATTAATGAAAGAATGGGAAGATTTATCCTTTCCAGAAAGGGTGGCAATTAAGGATGCAAGCGAGCGTTCTTTTTTAAACTTTACTCGCCTATGGTTTGAAACCTTGCAAGGTGAGAAACTTTTAGTTAATTGGCATCATAAATGGATAGCATCAAAAGTTGATAGTGTTGTCCGCGGTGGGGAATCATCCACTAACTTAGCAATATCAATTCCACCAGGCGGCACTAAAACTGAGTTTATGAGCATTCATTTGCCAGCATATACAAATATGCTTGTGCAGATTGGTAAGCTAGATAAATTCAGGAACCTCAACCTATCATTTGCTGACTCGTTAACAAAGAGAAACTCACGCCGCACACGCGATATAATCAACAGTAAAGAATACCAAGAGTTTTGGCCTTGTACGTTTGGCGTTAATCAAGCGGAAGAGTGGCAAATTGTTGACCAAAAAGGCAAGGTAAAAGGTGAAACTGTTTCGCGGGCTATGGGCGGTCAAATTACAGGTGGTCGTGGTGGTTATTATGGGCCTAAGTTTAGCGGCTCAATAAATCTTGATGACGCCCTAAAGCCAGAAGATTGCTTTTCAACAACTAAGCGCGAAGCTCACCATAGAAAGTTAACTAATACTGTTCGCTCTCGTAGGGGCGATAAATCAAAAGATCATCCGACGCCATTCTTTATAATTCAACAGCGACTACATAAGGATGACACGATTGGGTTTTGCACTGCAGGAAATCTTGGCGTTAAGTTTGATTTAGTGTCAATACCGGCACTGATAACCGAGGATTATTTAGCAACATTACCGCAAGATATAGCGGCGCTTTGCTGGCAGTCAATTAAGGATTCAGATTGCAGAGAAATTAACGGCGTTAAACATTGGTCGTACTGGCCAGAGATGGAACATATAGACCAGCTGATAGAATTATGGGAGCGTGACGAATACACGTTTATGTCTCAGTACATGCAAGACCCTATAACAATGTCTGGCGGTCTTGTTGATACATCTTGGTTAGGTAGGTACACGGAATTACCATGGCTTGAATGGATGGCTGTTTATGTTGATACAAACTCAGGTAAGGTTACAGATAGAAATGATTTTACTGTATTCACCCTATGCGGTATGGGGCAAGACGGCAATATGTATGTGCTTGAGGTTAAGCGTGGAAAGTGGACACCAGACGAATTGCTATCACAAGCAAAAGAGTTGTGGGATAGATGGAAAAGTGCAGCGCCTATAACACAGCGTTTAGTGTTGAGGTATATGAATATTGAGGATAAACAGGCTGGACAAGGCTTAATAGCAACACTTGAAAAGTACAACAGAGATATTACGGTTAGCGCAGTTCCACGCGGTAATAATCAAAATAAATTTGTACGCCATGGAAATTGTCAACCTCAACTAAAATCAGGAAAGGTGTTTGTACCAAGTACGCATGATGATGACGGGAATAAGATTAATAATACAACTTTCTTTGATGGAACCGAGGCTTTTCCTACTGAGTGGGTGTTGCCATTCTTAACTGAGTTGGATGCCGTTACAGTTGGTGTTTTGCTTGACCAAGAGAAAGGCTATGACGACCAATACGATACTTTAATGGACGCCATAGATGATATGTTAATAGACGGCTCAGACTGGATGAGTGATTTTATTGGTTAAAGATAACTTCTATCAATATAAGCTTGGTAGTTATCTATGTGCTTTTGCATATCCTTAATAAGATTCTTTTTTGATGCTCTAAGTGTTAGTGACCTAAATTCAAATCTAGCTCTTGGGTATGCTTCATCAAATGACTTCTTACCCTTTTGGTTAAATGCTTTGTTCATAATTAATCCTTAGCCGCTATTGCGGCTTTTTGGTGATGTTGTATTTAGATAGAATTTCACCTGTTATGTGTTCGGCGTTTGCGCTAGGTGAGTAGTCCTCATCAATAGATTCCTTTATGATTAACTCAATCTCATCACGCAACTCTTCCTCTGGTGTTTTTGGTTTAACTAGGTTTTCTATTTTAAGTATTGAGTATCCGCCTGAGTTGTCTTTTACCCATGCGACACTGCCATCAATAGCTAGAACGACACCTTTACTATTTCCACTGTTTTTATAGCAAACCTCATCACCAACGCAAGGCCACTCTTCACACTTTGAATCTTCACAACCTAAAACCAAGTTATCACCGTTGTTTTTCATAATCTGCTGCATTTCAAATTCTTCCTCTGATGTTGCTGTTTGTATTTGTTTAGGTGGTAGTGGGATGGTGATTTGCTTAAGTTCTGTGGATTTTATTTTTTCGCAGTTGTGAAATGATAATCCATCCTTAATGATAAAGTGGTTTACACTGCTTGCTGTGGTAAAAACACTAAGCCCTGCATTTTTAGCCAGCTCGACAATAAACTCCGCATGCTCTTTACTCTCAACCTTGCCGTAAGTGTTTGCTAGGTATTCGCCGGTGATGTTTTTGAAGCTTCTATTATTCCAGCCACGTTCAGGTACGCCAGTAATTTCTATGGTTTGATGCTCAATAGCTATGCCGTATCCGTTTTCTATCAGAAGCACTTTGCAGTCATCGTCTATTCCGCCTATAAATGGGTATTTCATAATATTCTCCAATAATTAATTTCACACTAACAATAACTATAAAAATAAAACTTGTAAAGTGTTTTGTTTAATATTATATTTAGTCACAGATAATTAAATGGAGATTGTAATGGATATTTATAAGCACAAGATAATGCTTGTTATGGCTAGCACTGCAATCAGCAGTTGCAGTAAAAGTGAATTGGCAAAACCATCAATTCAAGCAATGAGATTGTGTGACTGCACAAATTGCAGGATGGGTAAAATAGACAAATGCACAACATACAAACCAAGTAAAAAAGGTAAAAGATAATGCAAACAATAAAAGCAAAAGAAGCGGCACAGGCTGCAGTGAATATCAACCGCGTTGATTGGATTCACGGCGCGGCTGAGTTGGTTTTAAATAACCAGGTACAATACGACCGCAGTACAGAGCGCAGCAAAGAAGCTTTTATATCGCGTGAGAATGTGCTGTGTGATATTGATGTTATGCCAACACTAAATAAATGGTTAGACGGTGGCGAGTGCTGTGATTGTCGTGACGAGTTGCGCGAGTTATTGCGTAATGAGTTGTGTGGGCTGCTTTCTGCAATGGCAGATGATTTTGAAATAGGGGTTGAGTGATGAGCAAGGCTACCAATGAAATAATGGCTCAAGCAGAAAAGATAAATATTAATGATGGTGAGTTTTTAATAGTTAAAATAGATATGAAAAAACACGGTCAATTATCTTGGTCTAAGATTGAAAACTTAAGACGTGCATTTGGTGATACAAAGGTTTTGATTGCTGACGTTGATATTGGCTTTGAAAAGGCTAGCATTAGTGAGTTAGAAGAAATGCTGAAACAATTAAAAGGTGAAAGCAATGAATAATATTGAATGGAAAGAAGGTGCGGTTTGTTATGCAGATGGTCAGCAATGGTTTTTAAATACAGAAATAAATAAAAACCAATACCAGCTATCAAACGAAAACTTGGACTCGTCAGCTTCTTTTGACTGGTTTTTAAGTCAGCGTGACTTCCAACTAAACGAGCCGCGCCAAGGTTACTACATACCAAAATCAGAACTAGACATTGAGCAGAAGTGTAATGATACTGTAGAGGTGCTTGGGTTGTTTGGGTTTAAACCAAATAGCCGCTTTGCAAGCTACCAAGACATGTATTCAGAGTTTGCTATTCTTATCGATGATGGAAAGCTATACCAAGAATCAGAAACATACCCACCATGCAAAAGAAAACTAACCTACAACCAACTAATGGCAATAGGTAAACTAAAGCGCTTAATGAATGAGCGTGATAAGGTTAACACTTCGGAAAACCCTAATAGTTCAGAGCTTAAAGATGGCGATAAATATATTCGCACAATTTACGGTTTGTGCGGAACACCTATTAAGGTTGACGTATACAGAGTATCAGACGCATTTCCAACCGGTAGCGCGCCAATTGACCATGCAGTTAAGAAAATGCTTTGTGCTGGATTACGAGGCCATAAAGACAAGCTAACAGATATAGATAACGCAATTGAAAGCTTGCAGGCTGCTAGATTGCTATTAATTCAGAAAGGTGAAGCATGAGTATTAATCTTAGCTACTACAGGCGGCAAATTAAAAAGCTTAGCGCTAAATCAAAAGCTCATAGCGAACTAGGTGAAATTGAAGAAGCAGCAAAGATTGAGAAAGAAATAGCAAACTATGAAAAGTTTATTAGGCAAAACAAGCATAAAGGCGTTGATAGTTATTTAACGGGTGATTTATGAAACGAATGATAACAAAGAAAATGCGGGATAGTTTTAAGGTTTCATCGCTAGATAGGTTGATTTGGTATATGAAAAACTGCACAAACAGAGAATCACACGAAAGAATCACAACTGCTGAACACTTTAGGTTAGCAGAAAAACAACGAATATTAATTTTACGGAGGACGGTTAAATGAGTGTGTTGAATTTTATATTTGATAGCTTGATGACAACAGCGTTAACATTGCTTGTGATTGCGTTTGTATGGATTTTTATTCTATACGTTGTTGGTGTAGCTATATTAACAAAAGCAGCATTTAAATATGGACTTAAAAAGCTTGCTTGGTTTAACCCTTTTACACTTCTAAAATACGCAGGAACTAAAGTTACAATTTACATGGGAAGCGGAGACTTGATTGTAGATTATTTTGGACACTTCCCAAAAGTGACATTTATTTCTGAAGCAGAGTAGAAAAACCAAAGCCGCTTAACTTCGGGTTTTTACTAAATATCAATAAGTGATACAATAGCTCTATCTAAAACATAGGGCCTTTTTATGCGCATCATACTAGCAACAAACACCAGCAAGACGACTGTTAAAAAGTCGGACGGCAAGTATCAAATTAATGGTATTCCTATTACCGTTGATAATTCAATTATGAATAACATTAAATACCCGGCAGATGAAAATGCAAAAGGCATGAAAACCTTAAA